TCCTTCTTGGTTTAAACGATGATATAATCCTTAGATGGAGGCAGGGCACCACCACATACCCCCTGTCTCCTTTTAAGGAAATTTATGAGTTTAGGATTTGACGCAATATCAGCATTACCATTTGCTACATCAGGACCCGATTCAGATGTAAACGTATCGGTAACAGGTAATCAGGTTACAATTAGTATTGGTAGCGCTGGAGTTATAGCGGACGCCGTAACTGAAAATTTAACAGCAAATCAAGTAACTTTAGGCACAGGTACTTTAAGTATCACAGCTGACGCAAATGTAAGTCCTACAGGATCTCAAGTAGTCTTAAATACAGGGAACGTAACAGTTAATATTGATATAGATGTTTTACCATCAGGTGTTGACTTGACCTTGGCTACAGGTAATGTTACAATAACTGCTGACGCAAATTTAACACTTGATGGTAATGCTTTATCATTAGATACAGTAGAACCAGGAGTTATTACGTGGAACGATATAGTACCAGGAGCAACAATGGTTTGGACACCAATA